CCGTCATGACCGACTTGAGCTCGTCGGGCTTCAACTTGTAGATGTTGTCGACGAGTCGCGGCACGATATGCTTGTTGGTTTTACCCGTGATATCGTCCCATGTAAGAGCCATCTTCAAGCCCTCCTGCTAAATGGTTGAACATAACAAACCGTCAAACTCTAACTGGCTCTTGCAGCCGCCTCAGCGGCTTCCAATTAGCGCTTGATCCGATCTGCTCGTCCTTCCATTTCAGGCTCGGGCTTGCGCCTTCCTTAGATGGCTCCGGCGGCGACCAGCGTCGCGCATCATACAACGGCAGCCTAAGAGCCTATGGGCTACCGCGCAGAGTCAGGCCTTGCCTTCCTTCCTGAGTTCTTCGGCGATCAGGCTTGCAAGCCTGCCCGACCCGTCGGCTGTAATCTCCTCAGGAATGGCAGTGTCCTTCTTCTGCAGTCGTGCCTGCAGCGGCCCCAAAGTGGGCTCGCCGCTCTCGGCATACGGAACGTTGCTCTTTTTGAGCTGTTCCTTGAATTTGGCCTCTACCTCGGACTCGATTTGCTTGCGCAACTTTTCCTCTCGAGCCTTTTCGGTGATGGCCTTATAGGCCTCGGCTAGGTTTCCGCCACGGTTGCGTGCCTCTTCGATCAGCACTCTCCTGTCAAGGTCGGTACCGAACTCCCGCCGGTGCTTTTCCTGATAGTCGATGATGTCCAAAAGCACAGCACCAAAGGCGTCGCCGCGTTTGGCAAACTCCTGCTCAAACTTGTCTGCAGTAATCAGTTGGCCGGTGGACAGCATCTTGTTTATGTTGTCGACAACCCCCTGAAGCTCCTGCAAACGCTTATTGGCAGCCTGCGCCTCGCGCCTAGCCTCCTGCAAAGCCTTGTCATAATCATCGCCAAGGTAATCCGATGCGGTGCCGCCATGCGCTTCCGCTGCGGCTTTCGCACTTGCGCCCGCAGCCTCCAATGCTGCGAGCCGCTCCTTGGCTGCCTTGAGTTCCGAGGTGGCCCTTGTATATTCGTCGTTAGCCGACTTGTACCATTCGAGGTACCGGTTTTTTTCCTCTTCCCAGGCCTTGCGCTGCTCAGAGAGTTCATTCATCTTTCTGCTGTAATCAGACTGACGAAGCCCTCCCTCATGCAGCTCGGTTAAGAGTTTTTTCCTCGCTTCTCGCTCTGCCGGATCCTGAATCAGCTCCAGCAAAGATTCGAGTTCCGCTGGAAGTGCCATAACTCTCCTAATTTTCTCACCGGTTCAGCACAGTCCGACACCGCAGTGACTTTGCGCGATCACGCACCCAAGGGCGGCATTGCACCCTCCCCTCCCGGAGGAGGTGGCACCACGCCGCCGGTTGCTTGCTCAGGTGGTCTCGCTGGCCCCGGTGCCCCGGGGCTCGCCGCTACGGCAGACAACCCTGAATCCAAAATTTGCGCTGCCTTGTCGGCAAAGGGAGCAAAGCTCGGCTCAGCCGCAGCAATCTGCTGCAGCACCCGCTTAACGGTCTCGATTTGCGAGACCAGAAACCCCTTCGGGTTGGGCTGCCCGCCGCCTTCGGGAGCGATACCCATGGGGGAGCTTGGCACTAAAGATGACAAGCCGGCTCCCGGCGGCGAACCTCCGCCCATCTGAGCGGTTACTTCTGGCCCCGGTGCCGGAGGCATCGGCATTCCTGCTGGGGCCATGTTCAGCTTTTTCCTTTCTTGCCGGTTTCATTCTTTGTGTTGACCGAAATCGGTTCAGTTGCAAGAGGCGCAAAAGTCGCGGGGCTCTCGATCCCAGCGGGCTGGGTCTTGTCCCCGTGTCCTTCGATCTCCTGTCCCTCAACAACCGTAATCTTTTTATCCTTGGCCATCGATAACCTCCGTTGATAAAATCCCGACAACATCGGACGGATCTTCTGTTGCCCGTAAATACGCCATAGCACTATCGCCTCGTGCGCCTAGAGCCACGAGTCGATCTCTTCACTTTCCTCGACATCCCCGCCTCGCTAAGGGCGATCGCGATTGCTTGCTTCCTAGACGTCACCGGACGGCCAGAGGAGGACTTCAATGTACCCATCTTGAACTTGCGCATTTCCTCAGCGATCCTATTCCTCTTAGCGCTCAGCGGCGCGCCCGTACCTAGAAGCGGCATGTATCAGCTCCTTATCGATTCCCTTTTACTTTTGCGTCGCTTTGTGGCCCGAACAGGCGGGCTAGTCTTGGCAAACGCATCCAAGATCCGTTGTCCGCCTCGCTGCTCTCGCTCCAGATATTTGCGGACGTCGTCGAGGATAGATTCGTCTTCCGCAACCTTCGACGCAAATGAGCGCAAATTCAAGGCCGCTTCTTCTACCCTGTATTTCCTAACGTCAGCATCAACCGGCCTTTTTGCCATTTCATTCCCCATATTAGGTGCTGGCCAGCATAGCCGGTGAGATCGCGCTATACCAGGCCAGCACCCCGAGTCGGGCTGTGTCAATTCGGATTATACAGGCGGCGGTCAACATATTCAATGGCCTTATGATGCAGTAACCGACAAATCAACCTGAACGTTGAGCGTGTCGCCGCTTATAACCGACCTGGATGTGGCAAAATCACCGGCCCCATAGAGCTTGCCGCTTGTTCCGCCCTTTGTGCTATCGGACGTCATGAATGCGCCATACACCGTGCTGGTCGCGTTGATCGTAAAGGATGCCTTGCTGTTACTATTAGACATTGATCCGCTGCTGGCGGCACCGTTCTTTACCCACTGGGGCCTCGTGGAGTTGGAATATGGCGTAATCTCGCTCCATGTTGAGTGGCTTGCCATTGTGTCACCGGCAGCAGTGGTACCGCTGCCCTTTAGCCCAACATACCAGTTCACCGAGCTTGCGGCGGCATTGAAGCTGTTATCTAGGAGTAGGTTACGTCCCTCGGTCACAACCAGATTTTCAAAGCCATCCTGCCACTCCAACCGTTGGATATGTTTTCTGGAGCAATTATATGTGTGGCGGCATCTAGTTCCATCTTCGTGCCAGTTGGAAAAGCACCAGATCCGGTAAGTTGTTTTTATGCCTAGGTTTAGGCTGCTATTGCTTGGCATCGATACCCCCGTTTGCCGGCTATCGTGAACGTCCGCGGCCCTTCTTGCGAGCTACTTTGCGGGCAACAAGTGCAAATCTTGCACGCTTCCCCAACGTGCCTTTGTCATGGGCATGCTCTCTGGCAAACTCCGCAACCGACTCGCCGGCTGCCCTAGCTGCCCTGGTAAGCGCCCCGACAGTGCCCTTGCGCTTCATCCTCTCTGCGGCTTCCTGCATCCAAAGCTTCTTGGCCATAGGCCACCTCCTCTCTCTAACCGTTAGACAGGCTGGTGACCAGAGATCTCGCCCTGGCCACCTCCCGTGCCAACGGAACGCAAAATTGACTGGATATCGAGGCCGCCACCGGTTTTCTGCCGGATCAGGTTAGCCAACTGCTGTGCGGCCTCAAGCTCGAGATTCTTCTTTACGCTCTCCTTCAGCGCACCGAGATCCAGCGCTTCAAGCAGGTTGTCACGGTCCAGATCCCCGCCCCGACGGAGGGTGAGCATGAGGGTCTGCATCGGGATCCTGCTGGTCTTAAGCAGCGATCCCGGCTGGATCATAAATTGGAACGTTCTCCAGTGCTCTTCCGGCGGTACCCCGGCTGGAACCATTGTGGCCGGATTATAGTCAAAGTCCTCAAAGGTCAGCCCATCAACTCCCAGCATCTGAATTCTGCGTCTCATCGTATAGAACTGAAACACATTAGCGATGAATTGCTGGCCGATCTCCTTGAAAAAGGACTCTATTCTCCTTACCTTCAGACGAACAAGCGTTTGCTGCCCCTCCTTCATCTGCTCGAGGGTGTCAGCGGCGGGAATGATCGGCTTCCGCGATACGTTGCTGATATCTATGAATCCAGACTGGGAGTCGAGTTCCTGCTGCGCATAGAGCATTGTCTGAAAGACAAAGCCGGGCAGCGACGGTGACTGGGCATATTGAGGTGGGCTGATCGACGCCGGGCTATAATAGAGCTTTGCGCCCGGCATATTCGGGTCCAGCGTCCTCTTGACCGAGGCACCAAACGCATTATCCGGCGCAATGAGCGGCGGGTTTACCGCCCTCTTGACCGAATCCAGAATGCCCGCAAGCACATTATTCATGATATCTTGCAGCGGAACCTGGTTGCGGAACTCGCTTACGCCGGGCCACTGCCATGGCACCTCATTGAGCTTCAGGGAGGCAAACGGAAACTGGCCATGCCAGAATGGGTTCGGCCCGTCGTATAGGACAATGGGGCCACCCATGCAGATCAGTCTGCCGCGTGGGTATAGCCGCTCGCCCGGCCTAACCGCATAGCCATATTCTAGAGCCGGGTTTCCGACATAAACCGTGGCGTTGGAGGTGTTTCTCTGCGGATCCCGAATCCAAAATTCCCTATACAGAGCCCTAGGAACGACCGATTCCCTCGCTCTTTGTCCCGTCCCGCCGGAGAACAGTCTGCGAATTTGCGGGCTTAGAAACTGCCATGTTCTGCTCGATGGTATCGCCGAACGCTCGGCGTCAACCCTAGAGACAAAGGATGAATACTGGTTGTCCGGGGGTATGGCGTATCCCTTAAGGGGATATTTTTCCCTAAACCACATCAGCGGCCTTACGGCTCTATAGATCAGCCCGATGGATTTCTGCAGGGTAAACCCAGGCCTGATCGGAATCACGTCCAGCGGCCCGCAGGGGGTCAATTCCAGCTCGCCCTCCCCGTTCTTTGCATCCGGGTTCCAGACAAACCGACCGTATCCAACGGTTAGAGCCGCGTAAGTTATGATCGTCGACATGATCATGTCGATATCTTCGTTAAAGAACCAGGCCCTGATGATCTTGTTCAATATTTCAGCATGCTTGTCATAGACACGATTGTTTGACTTGATCTCGAAGGATTGCCTTATGTCAGTGAGATAGCTGATCAGCTGCACGAGATTGGTCCAGATTCTGTTGGAAACAGGAGAAGCTTTATAGCTGGGCCGCCTATCGGACCACTGCTTGCCCATTAAATAGTTGATATAGCGGTCGATGTTTTGAATTTCCTCGTATCCCTCGAGTTCGCTGACAGCCTCTTCGTATGCGGCCTCGCACCAATTGGACACCTGCTTATCGTGCTCGCTCATCTGGTAGGCGGCCTGGGTTCCGGATGCGTCGTAATAATACCAAGCAGGAAGTTCCATAGACTCAATTCCTTGTCAACAGGAAATTATAGCATTACTAGGAAATAAGTGCCGCGGCAAGGACCCCATCCCCGGCATAGTCCGCATTTATCCATATTCTGGATAGGTTTGATCCGTTCACCTCCATAGTGACGCCGGCAGAAAATGCAGGATTCTTAGACGTCAGAATGGATAGGACATTGGATAGCGTGTCACGATGGTCCTCGCCATCCGTCTGGACATAGATGTTGCCGGCATCTGCCTCCAGCCTTAGTATCGCATAGGCATGGACGTAGAGCGGTTTTGCCGGATCTTCTAGATTGGAGGTGAGCCTAACCGGCACCCCTGGAGTCGCCACAGAAACTTTACCAAGCGATATTTCCATATCTTAAAAAACCTCCTAGCTGAAGCCTTTCTTCGCCTAAACCACAAGAGAATCAAATGTAAGCGAGGAATAGATACCGACCTGTCGATCCATATCCGCGGTCCTTCGCCGACAAGATTCCGTATCAAATCATCATAGGCAACACTGCCGAGCTGATGGTGATACCTCATAAAGGCCGAGCCAACACTAACCGGGCGCGGAATCGATATGGATTTATCCATCCATATGCCCGAATCCCCGGCGATGAGCTTCCATAG